TCTGGTAACACTCTTCTTATTTTCATCATAAACTCACCATCACCAGCTAAACCTTGTTGACCTATATCAAAATCTCCAGATTCAATTGATGCAGTGATTGATGTAGTCGCACCTTCTCTAACTTGATCTAATCCTTTTTCGTGTTCATAATAATAACTAACACCATCAGTATTACCTTGAACAAATGTAGAAGAACCAGATGTGCCGTTTGAACTTGTGTCATATTCTGTTGCATGTGGTTTACCAAATACAGCTGAGTCTTGCCATGCTGTTCTAGCTAATGTTCCTGTAGTCCATACTGGTCGCTCGGCGCTTGAGTCTAGATAATTGTATGCTACCATTCTATTTACAGTTCCAGAACCTGCGTTTGGATAAAACCATATAACTTCACCAAACAAGTTATTAAGTCCTGCGTTGATATGTTGTTTAGGTATGGTGTTGATGTCATCAAATACATGGTCTTCAACTAAACATGGTAACGATTCTAATCTACCAGCATATCTAAAGAAACCATTTTCTGACATCCAATACGCTGTACCATCAACCTCAACAGCTGCATTCTGTCCAATCAATCCACAGTTTGTACCAACTTGTTGGAAAGAAAAAGTAAACGGTGGACCAACAAACCTCATGGTAAACAACGCTGTATCTGTCCAAACATAAATTGCATCACGACCTCTAATCGCTCCAACAATTTTAGATCCATCTGCAAGTCTTTGTGTACCTGCAGTGTTTGTTGCACTTGGTGCATAAGTGTTAATATCTTCTTGAGAAGAAAACCTTACAAACATAGGATCTTGTGTAGTTGAAGTCCCTATAGTTGTTTCTGTTCCAAAAAATACTAAGTGTCTATCTGGTGTTGATACCAAACTAAACGCAGAAGCTGTTGGTGCTCCTGTTATAATTGTTGCTCTAGTAGATGTTGCATCTGTAGGATTTGAATTCCACTCAAATGATTCTCCACCATTTATGGTTGCAATAAGTTTGTTACCAAAATTATCTAACGACCATAAACCTGGTGCTGTAATAATATCTCCTGATGCCGCAGCGTTCCATGCAAAAAAGTTTGATGCATCTGTTACGGTTGCACCAGAACTATGTGTGGCTGCTGTGGTACCATTAGCACCTCTAGTCAAACCAGATAAAGTTCCGCCACTATTTCCTGTGTATGTAATTAATTCTGATCCTATAATAACTGTTCCTGAAGATGGAAACGAAGATGAACTTGCCATCGTTAATGATGTTACACTTGCATTAATTCCTGATGATAGTGTTGATGTAAACTGTCCTTGTGCTTGACCACCCCATGATCCAAGACCCCAACCAGTAGATGCGGTTTCTACGGCAGGTCCTACAGGATAGTAGTGTCTAACTCTTATACCACCGGATGTAGATGCACCTGATCCAGATTCATTAGAGCTCATGGTAATTGTTATTGTGGTATCAGTTGGAACTGATGTAACCATAAATTTTACATCATCAAAATCACCAGATGCAAAATTAGAATTTGTAATAGCAGTAAAGTTGTCTAATAAAATAATATCACCTTTACCAATATTGTGTGCAGAAGAAAAAGTTAATGTTACAACTGCAGATCCGTTTGTTGTAGAAAATGCACTTGTTAAAGTTGTTGTAGTTTTGATTGGGTGTATGTCATAAAAGATACCACCAGAGTATGCATATAAAATACTACTAGTTCCTAATGCTGCATACTTGATACCAGATGTATTTACAAAATGATGGATAGCTGTATTACGACCTGTCATCTCAACAGATCCTAATTGTGCCCAACCACCTATTTTTTCAGGCGACCCGTATCTAAATCGTACATTGTCACCATTAACCCATTGACCTTCACCGCCTGTGGCAGTGACTTGTTTATTGAATCCTGGTGCAAATTTTAATTTTTGCAACATATTAATTTACCTATGGTTTAGTAGGCCACGTAGCATTTTCACATTTTTCAACAGTATCTTTACCTGCAGGTAAATCTCTAAGATCTTTACGATATGTTTTCATATCATCAGATAGAGTATTGTCAGATAAAGCTAAGTAATCAGTTTCAGCAAGAAGTCTATTTCTTTTAGCTCTAAGATCAGCTAAAGCTCTAGCAGGTGCAGCATCTGCCCATGTTTTTTCTTCAGCATCTCTTGCAGCTTCTTCTTCAGCTGTAAACTGTACTTTGTTACCGTTTATATTATGATATCTTGGCATAGTTTTCTCCTTATTATTTATGTATCATTATTATAGAATTCCGTAAAGACAAATATCTCCAGCATCCATAGTTCCGCTAGCATTAGCAAATTGAATTGCATCTATTGCACTTGTAGTATTAAAATACCCAGCACTAAAATTACTATATGCTCTATCATCATCTGAATATCCATGAGTTCTTGCTATAAAATGTTTTACAAAAGTCGTTGATGATGGATTGAATAAATGAATAATAGCTACTGCACATTCATCATTTTCATTTCCTGTACCTGTTCCACCAAAAATATGAACAGGGTCAGTACTTTGTGCAAGGTCAGTTCCTGTTCTATATTCAAGACTTGTGCTATCTCCAGCTTCATTATGTGCTGCTCTAAAATCTGTAGTTGTTGCTGTAACGCCATAACTAGATCCAGTATTTGTACTTGCTGACATTTTTGGATTATATCCTGAAGTTTCTGGGTGCATATTATTTAATGTAAACACATACTCTTTATAAGTAGAATCTAACACCACATCAGAACTACCATTAACAAAACTTAATGTACTACTAGAACTAGCAGTCAGCTTTTTAATAAACACCATAGATCCAGTATTCAAAGACCCAAAGGCTGTGACCGATCTAACTGCTCTGTCATTAAGTGTAACTATGCTCATTATGAATCCTTTAGTCCGTAAAGTTTTATTGTGCCAGAGTCCATATTATTAGAATCTAATTCAAATCTTATAGCGTTTACTGCAGATGTAGTATTGCCATATCCTGCAGCATATACATTAATAGATGCATCTCCATGATTATAAAAATTAGTAGTAGCCATAAAATGTTTTACAAAAGTTGTAGATGATGGATTAAATAAATATAACTCTCCAGATACACTTTCATCATTTTCAACACCTTGACCATAACTTAAAGGTTGTGAGCCTGTTCCTTGTGCTAGATCTCCTCCAGTTACATATGTAAGACCTGTGCCAGAGTCGTTTTCATAATGATAGCTGTAAAAAAAAGAAGTTGTCTTTGTTACATTATAGTTTGAACCACCATCTGCACTCATATTAAATTTAAACTGATAATTTCCAGATGATCCAGAAATATGAATATTAATAAATTTAAACAAATAAATAGGATAAGTAGAATCTAACACAACATCACTACTGCCATTTACAAAAGATAATGTTGAATCACCACTAGCAGTTAAAGTTTTAATATGTGTTAATGATTTAGCTGTCCCAGGTATAGCTGAGATATTTCTAATGCTTCTGTTGTTATAAGTTACAATTGACATTACACAACTCCATATAGTTTAAATATACCATCATGATTACCAGCACTATTTTTAAATTGTATAGCATTTATTGCAGAGGTAGTGTTAAAATACCCAGCACCAAAACCATTAACATTTTCAACATTGTTCATACCACTAAATCTACCAATAAAATGTTTTACAAAGGTTGTATTACTAGGATCAAATAAATGTATAAAACCATTAATATTTTCTTCTGCTTCATTATTTAAATAAACATCTGATATTGAAAAAAAACTAGTGCTTTGTGCAACATCTTGTCCTGTTGAGTATTCTATTTGACCATTAGTACCATCTTCACTATGAGTTGATCTAAAAGCAGTTGAAGTTGCAGTTACACCATAATTACTGCCACCATCAGTTGATACTTGAAAGTAAGGTCTTGGGTTATCATTATCTGCGTGATAATTAATAAATTTAATTATGTATTCTTTATAAGTAGAATCTATACCTGATGTAATTGAAGTTGTACCTGCATCAGTAGCAGTTGTTGTGGATATCAATACTAAGCTACTACCAGAGACCCCTGAAGGGA